ACCCGTTAAAAAACTTCTATAACTACCAAGCAGGTGCAGCCCGTAACCGCGCCATGACCCTTGCCACTGTGTCTCGATCACGTGACCTTATCGCTTCTGTCATTGCTTGTATGCCGTTAAAAATGTACGGCGAAATGTATAACGATGCCACAGGCGAGATGGAAGAAATACCGTTAGCGCCACGCTCTTGGCTACGACAGCCAGACCCAGCTGTTACTTACAACTTCCTAATGGCTTGGACTCTTGACGATTTGCTGTTCTATGGCCGTGCTTTTTGGTACATCACTGAGCGCACAGTAGATGGCTACCCAACAAAGTTTCAGCGTTTACCAGCCGGAAGCATCACGACATTGGATGAGGAAGGCCCAGTGTTTTTCAATATTTCCAAGGCCATAAGTTTTGCTGGTAACGAAATTGACTACCGCAATGTGGTGCAGTTCCTCAGCCCTATTCAGGGCATTGTTTACAGCTCAGAGCAGACCATTTTGACAGCGTTAAAAGTTGAGCAAAGCCGCTTTAAGAATGCTCAGTCATCATTGCCTAGTGGCGTATTGAAACAGACAGGTGGCGAGCCGTTGAGCGCGCAAGAGCTGTCAGAGATTGGCGCAGCGTTTCAAGAGGCTCGATTAACTAGCCAGACCGCAGTGCTTAATGAGTTTCTCAGCTATGAAGCCAGCACTGCTACACCGGACAAGATGTTGATGATTGAGTCTGCCCAGTATTCAGCACTAGATTTGGCGCGCCTATGTGGTGTTCCCCCTTACCTTGTAGGCGTGTCCACTGGTGCTTATGCCTACACCTCGTCTGAGCAATCTCGCGCTGATCTATTCATTTTTTCAGTTAAGCCATATTCAGATTGCATCGCGGCCACGCTCAGCATGAATAACGTGTTGCCACGTGGCACGTATGTAAAGTTTGATGCAGATAGTTACCTAGAAGAAAACTATGTAGCCGACAAAATGCCCGACACCGAACCACAAGAAAACACCCAGGAGTCCCTCGCATGATGCGCTTTACCAGTTCCACATTCAGCATTGACGCTGCCCAAGACGGCAGCCCTAAGCGCACAATAACGGGCGTTGCCCTGCCATATAACACTGAGGCCGTAGTTTCTGGGGGGCAGACAGTTTCTTTCTTGCCGGGCAGTCTGCCAACAGAAGGCAAAGCCCCCAAGCTCTACATGAGCCACGATGCCAGCCAAGCCATTGGCCTTGTCACCGAACGCACCGATGACGATGAGGCTATGTACTTCACAGCCAAAGTAAGCACCACAGCCCTAGGCGATGAAGCTTTAATCTTGGCAGCCGATGGCGTACTCGACTCAGTAAGCGTTGGCGTAAACCCCACCAAGTTTTCATACAACGATGAAGGCACCATGATTGTGGAAGCAGCCGATTGGATGGAGTTGTCACTTGTACCACAGCCAGCCTTTGCAGGTGCTACCATCACAGATGTAGCTGCAAGTATCCCCACATCAGATGAGGAAATAAGCAATAATACAGAAACGGCACCCGATGAGCCTGAACCCACAGAGCCACAGGAGAACCCAGTGTCAGAAACACCAGCCCCAGAAGTAATCGAAGCATCAGCACTTTTCGCACAGCCAAAGCGCAAGTTCGCTCTACCAACAGCAGGCGAATACCTTGCCGCCATGCACATTGGTGGCACAACTTTTGACAATGTAAACGCAGCAGTGCGCGACTTTGCTAAAGCCAATCAGACAGCACTTCAAGCAGCTGCAGGTGATGTTCTTACCAGCGACACACCTGGTCTTTTGCCAGTGCCAGTTCTTGGGCCAGTGTTTGATGATCTCAACTACATCCGCCCAGTAGTTTCGGCTGTTGGCGCTCGCGCTATGCCAGACGGTGGCCAGAGCAAGACCTGGATTCGCCCAACCTGGACAACTCACACAGATGTTGGTTCACAATCAACAGAACTAAGTGGCGTAACTGCTCGCACACCAGTTATTGCATCCAATGTGGTTACCAAGACAACACTCGCTGGACAGGTCACCTTGTCCCAGCAAGATGTTGATTTCACGAGCCCTGCCGCTCTCGAAATTATCTTGCGCGACCTTGCAGGCCAGTACATGATTCAATCGGACGCTGTTGTATGTAATGCAATCCTCGCTGGCGACACAGCATCAGGTTCTACATGGTCTGTAACCGCAAATGACCCAAGCACACTTATCGCAGCGCTGTATGACGCAGCAACCGACATTCTCCAAGCCACAAACTTCCTGCCAGATCACATCTTTGTATCTTCTGATGTTTGGAAGAAACTTGGTGCACAGCTTGACGGCGATAAGCGCCCAGTGTTCCCATACACCGGTGCAGCAGGACTCATGGGTGTAAACGGAATGGGCACAGCCAACGTTACTCAAATGAACACCTTTAACCCACTCGGGTTGAACTTGGTGGTCGATCGTGCATTCAGCGAAAACACCATGGTGGTAGCCCGAGGCTCAGCCATTGAGTTCTACGAGCAAGTCCGCGGCATCATGTCGGTAGAAGTACCAGCAACCTTGGGCCGCACATTCAGCTACTACGGATACGTCTCAACCTTCATTGCAGACGGCGACCAAGTTAAGTCAATCGCAATCGCTTAGTCCGAAAGGCGGCTACCGCCGATGGCTACATACACAGTCACTTTTAAGCAACTGCTAGACAACTATGCAGTGCTACAAACACTGACCGATACCGAAATTGAGGTGGGGCAATCCATCACTGTTAGCGCTATTGGTGCACCCTTTAACGGCACCTTTGTGGTCTATGCCATGCCCAAGTATGAGTACATCGGCATAGACACAGAAGGTGATTTGTTATTCAACAGCAATGTCAGTATCCCTAACCAGGTGCTCTTTGCTTGTACTGGTGCTGATGTTGGCCGTATTGCATCGGCTGGCACGATTACCTACACGCAAAACTGCACGTGGATTACAACGGCTCAGCTTGTTACTTACCTTGGCGTAGATATCACTAACCCCAGTGATGATTACACCTTGGCAACTCAGGCCACTAATGCAGCCAACGACTTTGCCTTTAGACGCAGGCAGGAGTCAGGCTATTTTGATAGTCTCGGGACAAGCCCGGGCCATGATGTTTCGTTGGGTACAGCAATGTATGCAGCGGCATTGTGGCGCGCGCGAGGCTCAGTCCAAGACACTTTTGCCACGTTCGATGGTATGGGCTCAGCGCCCGTCAGTGCCATGACACCGATGATTAAACAGCTCTTGGGCATAGACCGCCCACAGGTGGCTTAATGCCTGCCACAGGGCTTCTGAACGAGGCTATGCAAGACCTAAAGGCCACACTTACAGCAGTGACAGGCATCCGTTGTGTCAGTGACCCCACAAAGATTGTCCCTAACTGTGTCTTCCTCGATGCACCCAGTTTTGAGACAATCGCTGGTGGTGGCAACATTGTGCGCGTCACCATCCCAGTACGTGTTATTGGCAGTGGCACCGCAGCCCAAAACGTGCTTGAAAACATCCTGAGCATCGTGGCCACTGTCCTTGGTTCAAGCGTTGTCATCATGGCAGGCCAGCCGTCATCACTAGAAATAGGTGGCGCTACCTACCCTGCCTATGATCTGCAGATGGCTATGCAGGCACAGAAGCAATGACATACACAACTGCAGTAGTATTATCTGCTAGAACTATAAACAGATACGGCACCCGGCACCGTTTAACACAGGAGAAATAAACGTGCCTACTTCCACATATCTCACGAACCCAACAGTCAATTTGGCCCCCACCACTGGTGGTGTAGCCGTTGATTTAACTGATCAGTGCCGTAGCGCCACTATTACACTTGGCGTGGACAGTCTCGAAAGCACCGCTTTTGGCGATACTGGCCATCGTTTCGTGCCGGGCCTGCAGACCGTATCGGTAGAGCTTGAGATGTATCTGTCCTATGGCACTGGCGAAGTTGAAGCCACATTGTTCGCCAACTTGGGCACAGGCACCACACAGCTAGTGATCTCGCCAGCAGGCACCACAGAGTCAGCGTCTAACCCTGAGTACACAATCATTAACATGCAGCTTGTGGACTTCACACCTATCACTGGCTCTGTTGGTGAACTGTCAATGATTACCGCGTCATTTATTGGCGGCACCTACGCGCGAGATATCGTCTCACCATAACCAAAGGAACCCGACATGAAACTAACCCTTTTAGTGGATGCTGGCGAAGGCCCGTACCAAGTCCAAACCAGTCTGTACGTCATTGTGCAATGGGAGCGCAAGTACAAGCGCAAGTCGAGCACCATTGGTGAGCAAGGCATAAGCATTGAAGACTTGGCTTTTATGGCTTACGAGTCATCCAAAGTTGCTGGCATCACAGTGCCCGTCATGCTTGACGATTTCATTAAGCGCCTAGTGACTTTGGAAGTGGTGGATAATGATCCGGCAAACCCTACCCAAGCGGAACCTACCGCCATTCCCTAGCAAGTCTCTTAGTAGCCACAGGCTGGTGGCCACCTGCTGTAGAGTTTGACATAGCCGACTTGAATACCACAATCAAGCTGTTAAACGAAAGCCGAAAGTCATGAGCCTAGAAACAAGCGCCGAAATTACAGGCTTGAAGCAGGCACTATCAGAGCTAAGCAAGTTAGACAAGTCAGCGCGCTTTAAGGCTGCCGCTAAAATTAAGGCCAGTAGTCCGGCAATGCTTGAGGAAGGCCGTAAGCAGTTTCCGTCAGAGATTGGCGTCAGCATGATACGTGGTTGGGGCAACAAAGGCAGGCTGGGCTACAAGAAAACTGCTGTGGACAAAGGTGTGCAAATTATGGTGGGCGGGCGCGCTCGATCAGGTGTAACACCATTAGTAACGCTGGTGCAGAAAAGCGCAGCTGGCGCAATGTTTAGCCAAGCAGGCACAAAAAACAACAGCCAATTTTCTGATTTGCTTGCCAGTGTTTTTGGCAGGCCTCAGCGTGGCTTGTGGCGATCACGCGCGTTCATTGCAGAGCAGGGAACCGCTGACATTATGAAAGCCGTGAATGAAGTAATCGCTGACGCTAACCGCGCACTACAAGCAAGGACATCTGGCTAATGGCTATCTACCTACCAATCGTTACGCAATTCAATTCAAAGGGATTAAAGGAAGCCGAAAAAGGTTTTAAGGATTTAGAAGGCGCGCAGGCCAAAGCGAAATATGCGCTGGGCAAAGCCAACAAATACGCAGCCGTGGCGCTCGGTGGTTTAGTTGCTGGCCTTGGTGATGCTGTCAAGGGTGCTATGGAAGATGAGCAAGCCCAGGCCATGTTGGCGCGTCAGTTACAGAAAACGACTGCAGCCACTGATGCACAGATTGCTGGTGTTGAGTCCTACATAACTGCTCAAGGCAAACTTAAAGGCGTCACAGATGACGAACTACGCCCGGCAATGGCTGGGCTAGTACGTGCCACTATGGACATCGAGGAAGCGCAAAAAGCCGCCAACTTGTCTATGGACATTGCAGCTGCTAAAGGCATGAGCCTTGAGACTGTCACTAAGGCTATGGAGAAGGCGTATGGCGGCAACATGACTGCCCTAGCGAAACTGTCACCAGAGCTACGAGAGATGATTAAAGACGGCGCAAGCATGGAAGAAGTCATGGCTGAGATGGCTGTCACTTTTGGTGGTGCCGCTACTGACTCTGCTAACACAGCTGCAGGCTCA